CGGGATCGAGAGCAGCGCGTCCACCATGTCGTCGCGCCGCCAGCGCTTCGTCCAGGAGGTGAGCGCCGGCGTCCCATATTCGCGGATGTTGATCGCCGCCTCTTTCTTGTTCGCCTTGTTGAACAGCACGCCGTGGCGGCCCCAATCGGCCCACATTGGCATGCCGTAATTGTCGAGCTGCTCCTCGCGGCCGGTGAGCTGGCCGGTCGAGACGCCGTCGCCGCGCAACTGATCGAGCAGCGGGATGTTGATCTGCTTGCCGTTCGCCTCGAGATCCATCACCCGCTGGATGATGTTGTTCGGGCCGGCGCCCGTATAGGCATCGAAACGGCTGTCACGCAGGAACGACCAGATCGCCTTCTTGCGAAACTTGATCAGCTCCTCGTTGACGTTGTTGACGGTCACCGCCATGTCGTCGCTCCTTCAAACGGCCATGCGCGCTCAGCGCCTGGCCAAGGCTTCCTCGGCAAGCTCGATATCCGAGGGCTCGCGCGTCAGGGCCGCCGAGGACGCGGCGGAGCCTGATCGGTTGAGCGACGGCAGGGCTTGCGGTTTCGTTGAGGCGCGCGAAAGCGGCCGGACATTGCCGGCGGCGAAGGAACGGGCCGCCTCACTGGCGCGTCCCAGGAATTCGGGGTCGGCGAGCGCCTCGTTGAGGATGCGCTCGCGATAAGTCTTGGCATCCCCGCCGATCTCGGCGAGCAGCTCTTTCTGCTTCAGCCAATCGACGGCGGCGAGGAAAGGGTTGGGGCTTCCCATCACCCGGTTGCGCTCGGCGGGGTCGAGCTCCGGCAGCGCCTTGTCGAATTCGGCTTGCGCGCGCTCGGCGAGCTCGGCGCCGTGCACGCTCGCCGCCGTCGCCTTGTTGTTGTGCGCGATCGCGACGCTCAGCTGCCGCAGCACCGGGTCCATCCTGGTGCGCAGCTGAGAATTCACGAAGCCTTGCGGATCGAGGAACGGGTCGGGCGGCGGCTCCGGCGTCTCGCGCGCCCGGTAGGCGTCGAGCTGGCGCTGGGCGTTCAGGCGCTCCTCGCGCTCGCGCAGGTACTCGGCAATCGGAACGCCGTGTGGGGATTGCGGCGCTTGCGGTGCCGCGTCGGAAGCCTGCGGCGCTGGCTCGGCCGCGGCGGTGGGCGCCGGCGTCGGTGCGGGCTCGTCGCTGGGCGGTGCGGACGCGGCGAGCGTTTCCTCAACGAGCGCTGCGTCTTGCGCTCCGTCGTTCTCGAGCGCCGCCGGGTTTTCCGTGGTCGAGGCCATGATCATCTCCGTTCGCTGAGCGTTGTCGGGCGGGCGATCCCGCTATTGCTGGAAGCCATGCGTCGCCACCGCCGCATTGAAGTTGCCGGCGCCGAGCGAGGGCAGCGTCAGCGTGATCGGCGTGTTCACCGAGGCGGCGGGGATCGGCGGGTTGAAGGTCACGACGAGCGGAGCTGCACCTGCGGTGACGCCGGCCGGTGCGCAAAACGCGTAGGTCAGGTTCCCGGAGACAAGGCCCGTGACCGTTGCGCTGACGCAAGCGGCGGCCGTCGCTCCGCTCGCCGTGATTTCGAAACCCGAGATGAAGGTCGTGAGGCCGGGCGCTCCCGGCAGCGTCGCGACCGCTGATGCCGCCGCGACATTTCCGGAGGCCGCTGTCACGGGGAAAGCGTGCGGCTCCCCCTGCGCCTCGCACCTTTTCGCGGAACACAAAGCAAGCGCCAGCGTGGCGCCAAGAAGCGCGTTCTTCATCATCGATATTCTCCGAACAGATTGAAACGAGGGGCTACGGCGCGAACGCGCTCTGGCGCGAACGCCAGGAGTGGCTACGCCCTTTTGTCGAACCGGGGGCCGTTAACGGGGCGGCGCAGAGACATGATCCGCGCTTACATGCGCTCGCGGATGAGCAAGGCCCGCGGCATCACGCGATTGGGGCGCAGCGCGATGATGAGCACGCCGACGAACGTGATCGCCGCGCCGAGGATCATGCGCAGATCGAGCCGATCGCCGAGCAGCAGCACGCCGAGCACGACCGTGAACACCGGCGACATCAGGATGAGCGGCGCGATCATATTGGCCTCGTATCGGTTGATCAGCCAGTAATAGGCCGTATGGGCGATCACCGAGACGACGAGCGCGGAGAAGGCGACGCAACCGAGGAACTTCAAGCCGCCCGCAAGCGTGGCCGAGACTTGCCCGCTCTCGAAAAGGGCCGACGCCAGGGCGAGCGGCAGGATGGCGCTCAAGCCCGCCCAGGCTTGAAACTGCAGAGCCTGCACGCCCTTGATCTGCTTCATCAATATGGCGCCGAGCGAGCCGGCTGCCGAGGACAGCACGACGAAGATCAGCCCATTCGACATGGTGACGGAATTGGGATTCCAGATCACCAGCAAGGTGCCGCAAAGCGTCAAGGCCATGCCGAGCGCGCGCCGCCAGCGGATCTTTTCGCCGAGCACCACGATCGAGAGGATCGTGGTGAAAGGCAGCCCGATCTGGCTGACGATCGCGGCCGTGGAGGCCGTCGCGTCGCGCAAGCCGACATAATAAATGGCAAAGCTGCCGCCGCCGATGAGGAAAGAAGCGGCGACGAGCCGCAATCGCGGCTTCGGCATGGGAAAGAGCCAGGGAAAGACCGCGAGCGCGATCAGCACGCTACGCAGCATCCCATAGCAGAGCGGCGGCACGCCGATCTGCGAGACGACGACCTTGCTGACGATGGAGTTCATTGCCCAGACGAGGCAGACCCCCATGATGATGGCGATGTCGCGGGGTTGCATCCGAACTTCGTGCATAGGAGCGGCGCTTCTTGATGCAACGGGCGATCGCGTCGAGCAAGGCGATCTTCGCATGGATTCCATCACCTGGCGCCATGGCCCCAAACCTCTCCCTCGCGGGAGAGGTGGCCCAAACCTCTCCCGCAGGGAGAGGCCGGACTCGCGCAGCGAGCCGGGTGAGGGCGGCAGCGCCCACCTTTCAGAAGCTCGGGCCGGCGCCGACCCTTCAGAAGCTTGCGCATCCGCCTTCGCTGCAAAGCTGGTCAACTACGGCCAATTACTAATTACGATGATAGTGCACTTGGTCATGCGCGGTGCGACGCCTCACGTCGCGAGGACAGGATGGCTCTTTATATCCTGTAGACCGGGCACTGCCTTGGGGTCGAGATCCCTGGTTTCCGGCATGAAGGCCCAGCAGATGGCGACCGCGGCCAATGCCACGCCCATGATGGCCCAGAACCCTGCCGCGCCGCCGAAGCTCTCGGCGACATAGCCCGAGAGCGTGGTGCTGATCGCGGCGCCGATGCCGCTGAAAGTCCCGACGATGCCCTGTCCGAGATTGAACCGCCCGCTGCCTTTCGTCAGGTCGGAGATCACCAGCGGCGTCAAGACCCCGAGCACAGCCCCGCTAATGCCGTCGAGAAGCTGCACGGCCGCGAGCACCGCAGGATCGTCAAAAAGGGCGAAACATGCGGCACGGATCGGCAATGCGCCCAGGCCGATCAGCAACAAGGGGCGGCGCCCCCAGCTTTGCGCATCGCGCCCCACTTTCGGAGCCAGGGCGGCGACGACGATTTGCGGAACGAACAGGAGAACCGATAGCACGATCGATGAATTGCGCGCTCGCGCCAATTCTCCGCCGACCAGCGGCAACACGGAAGCGTTGGCGATTTGGAACAAAACGATGCAGCCTGCGAAGACGAGCAGGGGAGTGTTCATCCCGACGTGAGCTCGCGCCCTCCTTGGCGGTCGAGCTGGATGGTAATCTCCCGCGCAGGCACCGCAGGCGCGGGCAAAATGGATATCGCCGGCGCGAATTTGGCTCAGAGCCAGCAAGGTCGGAACCGCGAGAATCGCGCTCGCAAAGAAGATGGCCTGGTTGGAGTACACATAGCCGAGCCAACCCATGGCGCCTGCGCTGGCGAACCCACCGATTGCCGCGAAGCGCTGGTTTCGTCCCAAGCGCTCCGGTAGGGCTTCGCCACCGACCAGCCCACGGCTGATCGCCGCGACCGCCGGCCCGAGCACCCCACCCGTCATCCCGAGCAGAGCCTCGGCGACGACCACGGGCGGGAAGCTCGGATATAGGGCCAAGGTCAGGGCCGCGCACGCGACGACCGCGACCCCCAAGGCCACCATCATTCGCTTCGACTGCACGATGTCGAGCAGTTCGCCCCCGGGGATTTGCACCAACAAGCCGACGAGACCGCTGACGGTGAGGATGGAGCCTATTTCGACTTGCGTCCAGCCGAGGCCCCTCAAATACAGGGCCACGAAAGGCCCGAAACCCGTCAAGACTCCCGCAAGAAAAAAGTTGAGCCAGTCGAGACCTCGCAAGCTCGTTTGCGAGGTATCGACTTCGCCCGCTCCGATCATTGCATGGCCCACGCGCCAACATAAGCATAGGATGAGCCTTCATGCGAAGCCCCAGAATTACGGTGACGGTGCACTCAATTCACTCGATTGCTATTCGTTCAACGAGGATGGGCAATTCCGTGAATTAAGTGCACTGTCCCCGTAATTCTCTAAGATGAGCCTAATCGCGGAAATAATCCAAATGCCAGCCGGCAAACCCGGCGTCACCTTTGCGCTTCTCTCGTCTTATTTGCCAGAGCAGCCTTGCCAAGCCATCACGTTCCGACTGCGGCAAATTCCGCCGGTAAGCACGTAACGCCTCCTTAGTCGATAGGTCCTGTCTCCACGTCGCTTTATGCTGTGATCGAAAGCTCATACGCTCGGCCCATCGTTCTGCTGCCGACAACGTAGACTTTTGCTGTCGGTGATCTGCCGAAGGTGAGGTTTCCTTGCGCATCATAGATGGCCGCGCGTACGTGCCGGCTCATGTAGAAGGAGGAGCCTTGTCCATAGGTAGGGCAGTGGCTTCGCGCTCCAGTGAGTGGCTAATCGCGACGGTAGTCTAAATACCACCCGACAAACCCTGCCTCACTCTTGCGGTTTTCTCGCCGTATTTCCCAAAGGAGTCTTGCCAATTCGTCCCGTTCTGACTGCGGCAAATTCCGCCGGTAAGCACGCAACGCCTCCTTGGTCGATAGGTCCTGTTGCCACGTCGCTTTATGCTGCGATCGAAAGCTCATACGCTCGGCCCATCGTTCTGCCGCCGTCAGCGCAGACTTTCGCTGCAGGTGATCTGCCGAAGGTGAGGTTTCCTTGCCCATGACTGGCAACCCATTTGCCCGAGTATCCGACGGAACAAATCCTCTTCGAAAGGATGGCCCGATTCGCCGGTGCATTCTACATGCTGGCATTTCCGGACGCCAGCAATGACGGGGGTGTGTCTCGTAACACAGGCGGGAATTCTAAGTGCTCGTCGGAAAGGTCAGCCAGGATTCCGGTGGATCCAGATAGCGGCTTATTAGACTTGTCGAACGGGTGGCGCCTGCAGGATTACGGTGACAGTGCACTTAATTCACTCGATTGCTATTCGTTCAACGAGGATGGGCAATTCCATGAATTAAGTGCACTGTCACCGTAATTCGGCGTCAGGCTCAACCTGTGTCGCATCGAGCGTGTCGATCGCGGTTCCGGTCGAGGTCGCGTGCGTCTTGACCGTCTCGTGATGGGCGAGCGCGAGGCTGTGCACGGCGCGCGCTTGCGCGGCCTTGGCGTCGCTCTGCTTCTTCAGCGTGTCGGCCTGTTTATTCGCGAGCGCCACCTGCAGCACCTGCTGCTTTGCCGCGGCGGCTTGCGGATCCTGTTGCGAGAGCATCCCGATGAGCTGCTGCTTCTTCGATTGCGGCAGCGCCGACGCCTCGATGATCACGGCGGGCGGCACGGGCACGTTGTTCTGCGCGAGCGACTGCAAGGTGTCGAACACGTCACCCATGACGTTCGTGGTGTCCGGGCCTTCGTCGATGAGGATATCGACATCGATCTGCCCGATGGCGTTCACCAGCATCGGGCGCCCGAAAGCGTCGACCGCGACGGTGTTGATCGTCATGTAGCGCGCCGCGCCCTGATCGTTGGTCACGCGCAAGATGCGCTCCGCCGTCCAGTTGCGCTGTTGCGCCACCCAGATCTTCCGGTAGAGGCGCAATTTCCAGGCGCGCCATTGCGCCAGGAAGGGCCCGAGCTCGGCGATGCCCGACTGCTGCGCCATGGCGAAGGCGCGCCCGGATTGATCCGGCGCCTGGCCGCCGATCAATTGCGGGTTGGGACCGAACTGCTCGATCTCGTCCTTCGCATCCTGGTAATATTGCGTCTGCCGGATGAATTCCTGCTGGCCTTCGATCACCTCGACATCGTTCGGATCGCCGTCATAGAGCATCACGCCGTCCGGGCGCGCCGCCTCGCGGCGCAACGTCTCGATGTCGGGCTGGTCGCCGCCGATGGCGCGCCGGTTCACCTTGAGCTGGCGCGTGTTCATGATGTGCACCGATTTCGAGCGGTGCTGGTTCATCGCGTCTTGCGGACCGATCAGGTTGCGCACGAAGCCGTAATGGTCGCCGGCCTCGTCGACATGGACCGCGAAGGCATCGTAGCGCGAGACCGTCTTGCCTTTCTCGTCGAAGAAGGGCGAGAGGCCGGCGCGCAAAAGCTCGGCGCCGGCGTAGAAAGCGAAGCGCCATTCGCCCTTGGCGCGATACCAATGCTCGACGAGACGAAGGCGCGTGCGCCCTTGCGACCAGAGATAGGCGCGGTCGAGATCGAACTCGGTCTCTCCCGTATCGTCGAGCGAGGAGAGCGCCTCGTCCCATTTGCCGGGAAAGAGCTCGTCGAACTCGTCTTGCGTCACGAGCTTCGAGACGCCCATGTAGCGCGCGTCCGAGAAATCGAGCTTCAGCGAACGCGGATCGTAGAAGAAGGTCGTTGCGTCGACGCTCGCGACATCGATGTCGGGATCGAGCTTGTCGCCCGCGACGATGCCGAGTTCGGCGATGACGATGCCGGTGCAGGCGCCCTTGCGCAAAGCCTCGGTCTCTTGCGCCGCGAAGCGCGACATGTCGAGGGCGTAGCGGATGCATTGCGTCGAAAGCTCGGCGCCCTGCTCGTCATTCTCGACGCGTCCGACCGCCTTCGGATCGCCGCGCAGCTTCTCGAGAACGCCGACGAGGCCGTCGATCTTGCGACCGATCCGGTTGAAGGTGATGGCGGGCTGGCCGCGCGCCTGCAAGGTGTCGAGCTGCTCCTTCGTCCATTGATCGCCATGGTAGTAGCGCAAGGCGTTCCGCGCCTCGCGGATCTCCGCCTGCTTGATCGCTACGTAGTCGCTGAATTGCTTGCGCAGCTCGGTGATGTCGAGGGCGCCGTCGTCCTCGGGCGAGGGCGCATCCCCCGCATAGCCGTCATCATCGGGGAGCGGCGCTTGCGCCTGCGGCGAAGCTGCCTTCGCGCCGGCAACCCCCGTTGCGGCAAGCCCCGTTCCGGCAAGCGTTGTTCCCGAAAGCCCCGCGCCGGCCAGCCCCACGGGCGAAAGAGCCGGGGCCTGCCCGGCGGCCGAGAGCATCGCCATGACGGGCAACGATGGGCCCGGCTGGCGAAATCCCGGCGCGCCGAAGGGCAGGGCAGGTTTCGAGGGCATGACCATTCGGCTTCTCACAAAGTGTTGATGCTGACGCGCGGCTTTCGGCCGAAGCTCGAATAGCCGCGCATCGGCTGCGGCTCGGGAGGGGCCGGGCGCGCCGGCACATAGGGGCGCGACAGGCAGGCATAGCGAAGCTCGTCGGCCGCATGATCTTCCATGGTGGTGTCGAGATCCTCCGGCCGATCGGGGTCGTGCTGCAGGAGCGGCAAGGTGCGGATGAGCGCGACGCAAGTCGAGAAGACGAAGAGCATCGGGTGGTCGCCATCGCCCTTGAGGCGCGCGCGCACCGCCATCCATCCCGACATTGCACCGCGTTGGCCGACGCGGCTGTTGTCCGCGGCACGGAAACGTGGCCCCGTGTTGTTGTCGATCCGGCGCATCATCTCGGCGATCGAAGGCCCGCCGTTTTGCGCGAAGGCCGAAGGATCGAGCACGCCGTAGGCGATCGTCTCGCCCTTCTCGCGCTCCTTGATGCCGTGCGCCACCTCCTCGGCCGAAAGCTTGAGGCCGGTGTTCGGAAAAGAAGCGCCATACCATTCGCGGTAGCGCACGAGCGCGCCGCGCGGGATCACGCGCTTGGCGCCGAGCGGATGCTCGTCACCGGCGACCGCCCACCAGCCGATCGAGAAGGGCGAGGCCGAGCCCCAATCCATGGCGCGCAAGCGCAGCCAATCGCGCGGCAGAGCGAACGGCTCGACCACATGGCGCGCCTCGCTCCATTCGTCGAAGAAGGCGCCCTCGATGGCATTCCAATCGCCGTCGAGCCAGGCGCGCACGAGCGCCTCTTTGCCGACGAGCTGCAGGCGATGCACGTAATTCGGATCGAGCTCGAGAAGCAGCTTGTTGTCGGAGAGGCGCGAGGGGATGACGGCGAGCCTATGAGGCGAACCGTCCGGCAGCGTCTTCGTCAGCACCCGCGGCGATTTCGGAAACGGCACCATCTCGTAGCGATCGCGGATCCAGCTTTGTCCGGGACCGCCCGGGTTGCCGGTGAGCACGAGCTGCGTCGGCACGCCCGCCGAGGAGCGCAGCGCCCCGAAGAGGCGAAAGATCGGCTCGGGCGTCGGATATTGGCCGGCTTCCTCGATCCAGGCATCGGTGAGGTTTCGGCCTTGATATTCTTGCGCATCGCCGACGCTGTCGAGATAGCCGAAGCCGATCCGCCCGCCATTCGGCATGCGCCAGACGAGCTTCGATTGGTTGAACTTGGCCCCGAGCGGCCCATAGATCTCTCTCGAGCGCTCGACCGCATCGGTGCTCGATACGGCGGTCCGCCGAAACATCATGGCGCTGAAGGCCGCGCCATAGCGCGCTTCCTTCAGGGCCCATTTGCCGAGCATCCCGTCCGTCTTGCCGCCGCCGCGCGAGCCGCCGAAGAACACCTCGGCGAAGGGGCAATCGACGAGCGCTTTTTGCGGGCCGGGTTGCGGCTGCCAGACGATCTCAACGGGCTTTGGCGTATCGCTCTTCCCACTTCGCTTCCGTGATCGGTTCGCCGCTGACGACATGATGGGTGTTCACGCTCTCGTTTCTTTCGACGAACAGGCCAAGCTCCTTGCCCAGCAATTCCAGGGCACGGTTCGCGACGCTGCCTTCGTAGCGAAAATCGCCGGTCGGCGTCCCGCGCAACGTCACGGGCTCGATCTGCATGGCGCGGCGCACATTCTCGGTGAGACGCTCGAGCACCCATTCCCGCGTCGCCGGCTTCGCGGGTGTTCCTCGACGCTTCGTCTTCGAGAGCACCGGCA